CCCATCTCCTTGGTAGGAACATAGGAACCGATCACATCATATGTATGGTTGGTCACGATCATAGGCACCTGTGCTTGACCCAGTTTCAATGTTAGCACACGGAAGGCACCTTTGATCAACTGAGATTTGGTCATGTCACGGACCTGCTTGTCGTTAGCAACGTCCTCCATCTCCTTTGTGGTTGAAAGCATACCAAGACTGTCCAGGACAAACATCATAGGCACACGCTCTTCCTGAGGTTCCTTGAGATACTTATCAAGGATCCTACAAGCTTGTGTCCTGAACTCTTCGATGGTAGCAACAGGCATGATAATCATGCGCTTAGAGTCAATGCCTCGTTCTTCAATCATCTCACGAGAGATTGCAGATTCAGACTCAAAATAAATGACTCCACCCGTAGGATTAGCATCAAGGAAATTACGAACGACACTGAGAGCAAAAAAAGTCTTTCCCGTGCTTGATTCTCCAGCCAAGGCTGTAACTTTATTAGAGGGAAGACCTCCAAAAAGAGAACCACTAACAAGGGCATTGAAAATATAAGACCCAGTGTCAACGTAATTTGTAATGTCGCCAGCAGCGACCCCTTCAGAAACAACACTAGCAAACTCATTGCCAGACTCTTTGATTACTGTATCTAGGAATCCCATTTGTCTACTTTCTCCTCATAAAAATGTACATACTGATAGTCATTGCTCATTAGTTTGGCAAACGCCCGAGCAGTGTTGTAGTCTTCAAAACATTTTATGTCTTCAGATCCTACTTGACCCACGACATGATTCGTCCATGTGACTACAAAGATCTTCTTGCTCATGTGAAAAAACTAGAAATGGTAACGGTCTTCTCGTGGGTCCAACCAATACATTGTAGCACATTTTTCAATGGTTCCAAGAAAGATTTCTCAAATTGTGTTTGATAATCCACATACTTCTCAATACCAAACTCCTTCGGTAACTCACCAAAGAAACTGATGGTGTTTTCGTGGAGTGGGTTTGGTGTCTTGAGATACATGAATTTGATCTTCTCGCCTTCCTGAATGAGCGGATGCTTGTTCTCGATCTTATGTTTCTTTACATAATGGTTGTAGAGCAAAGCACCTCGCACATGGATAGGGGTTCCTTTTTGGTAGATCTCTGTTGGGTGACGGTACTTAGCAAGATTGTTAACTCCTCGTGGGAAAGCAACTTCCTCATAAGGTCGCAGTCTCGTTTCTGCTCGCACGTCATTGATGAAATCGATAAGTTCATCATTTGTTTTGCCGATAATAATCTTAAATGCTGCATACAATTTGTCCCTAAAATACGCAGGAGTAGAGCTCCTTGCCGTTTCCAAACCCATGATCTTCATCTTAGGTTCTTTATATCTAACTCCCTCACTGTCCCATACGTTGAGAATGTAACGCTTCTTCGCAGTCCAGATACCACGGTCAGCGATATTCTCACGCTTCATTTGCATCTTCTGGTCATACGCCGACACGTAATCCGCAAGTTCTTGATATGAACGTTCAATAAAAGGTTCCAGTTTCTCCTGGCAGATCTTGTCAAGTATGGTAACAATTGCTGCTTTGTCGCTAGACTTAGTACCAAAAAATTTATCAACAAGAGGTCCAAGATTAAGATAGATTGAGTCGGTATCGCTTGCGATAACATAATCAACCTCCTCTGTAGAAAGCAGTTTATTTAGGTATCCGTTCATACGATTTTCAATCCAACGGATCGAGACCTGACCAGACAAAGTGATTGCCTCAGCATTAGCGAGACGGTAATAACGGAAGTGTTCATTACCGATGGCACCATAAGCAGAGTTCAAAGAGATCTTCTTTGCCATCTGAATATTGTTACATCTCGCAATCTCCTTCATGAGTTCAACCGTAGGAGTTTTCTCATACTCCTTCTTAGCAGCAATCATCTTCTTTTTGAAAATGACACGACTATCATACATCTTCTTCATCATCTGAGGAAGAAAACCATGTTTGTCTTTACGATACTGTGCGCCGTTAGCACACACAGAAAACTCACCATCAATCTCTACTTGCTTCTCAAGTATTTTATCAACGGTGACCGATGGATGTCTGGTATCTTGGAGCGTCTCTGGTGAGATATTGTACTGCATAATAAGGTGAGGATACAGACTGTTAAGGTCAAAACTAACCACCCAATCATAGAATCCTGGTTTCGGTTCTTTGACATAAGCACCTGCATACTTCTCAGTCTTGGTTGCTTCTTTCTTAGGAGGAATAGCAATCTTCCTCTTCAAGAGCTCGCAGTAAATATAGTTATCCCACATGCGAACCTGACTAAACACATCTTCATAATTCACCTTGGCGTCATATGCCATGGTGTATGCCAGTTCAATCAGTTTCATCTTGTCATCCAGTTTGTCCACAAGACGAACGTCATGGATGTTGTACTCAATAAACTTCTGCCAGTCGTTCTCGTAGAACTCTTTGAACGTATCGAACTCAGAGTGATCGAGTTTCTTCTCATCTAGTTCAACAGAACAAATATGATCCAGACGGTATGACTCTTGGTTAGTATAAGTAAACTTCTTATACAGTTCAAGATAATCAAGCGTGGAGATACCCAGCATGTCGATAGAGAAGTTCTTTCGACCTTTGATAAAGATTTCGCGTTTTGATACAAGTTTCCATGGCGATAGAAGTTTTACATACTTCTCACCAAGGACTCGATCAATACGATTATGGATGTACGGCATATCGAACAACTGCACGTTCCATCCAGTAATCACATCTGGAAAGTTCTCCTGCCAGTATTCAAGGAATGCGCCCAACATGCTTTCTTCTGATCGGAAATGCATGTAGTCCACCATGGAGTCTTGGTTATTGAATGCTCTCGCTCCGAACACAACAATCCGACCAGAGAAACTATCTTTGATTGAGATGGCAAGGATTTCCTGATCGGCAGTTTCAATATCTGGAAATCCGTTTTCGGCAGCGGTTTCAATATCGATGGTAAATACACGGATCTTTGAGGAATCGAACTTGAGTTCTTCCTCAGGATGTTGTTCAGCAATGTACTGATACAAGAACCTAGAGTTTCCATAGATTTCAAAATCGTCTACTTCTTTATACTGCTTCACGAAGTCTCGTGCCTCAGTAATAGATCCAAACTTGTGAGGTTCTACACAATCACCCTCAAGAGTGCGCCACTCAGAGTAATTCTTTGTAGGCAAATACAGCGTTGGGTTGAAAGGAACCCTAACGCTGTAGCGATTGCCATTCTCATAACCACGTACAAGCAGACGGTTGCCTGCTTGCTCAACACTAGTGTAAAACTTCATTCAAGACATTCAATATAACGAGCAAGCAGTTGCTTGCTAGGGTTAGTCACGACTGTCAGATCCGAAGACCTGACATTAAACTCACGCTCAGCAGCATGTGGTGCCCATTGTTCAATTTGACCTTCACAGTCTACTACGTAAGGCTCCACCATCCACACATCAGGGTCACCTGGCAAGGTGTCTCCATCTACTGGTTCTACTTGAGCAATGATCCAATCATTCTGCAGCTTCAGCAGGTTCGCTGTTATCTCCATCTTCTTCCTCAGGGATAAAAATTTGATCGTCTGTAATGCCAAGATCGTTTAGTCTCTTGGTAAAATTATCAAGGATGTTATTATCTGGGAAGACAACACTAATGATATGCTCACCACTCATGCGGTGTTCTTCTTGTGGAGAGAAAGGACACCAACGCTCATAATGAATTGGAATACTACCATCCTCATTGGGTGTACCCAAACTCAAAGTGTATGGATACAACATTCTATATCCTACTACTTTAGTAGTATCTTCCTGCTCGCGAACATCACCAAACATGCATAGAACACGTTCACCAGTTGCAAGAGTGACAATACGAATATTATGATTAGTTCTCAGTTGTTGCTGTTCCGCCATTTTCAGTTTCCTCGCGTTGATCTAGTTTTTGTTTCCAGGCATTTTCAAGTCCTGGTTCTGCAGTGTTGATTGTCATAATACAATCATATGGAATCTTGAACTGCCAGTCTGGCGAGTAAGGATTCCACTTGCTAAAGCGTACTTGGTATTCCATACCATGTGCTTCCGCTAAGTATTGTGGGGTTCCGCTATCAAGATTGAGAATATAAGGATCTTCCATGAGGAGACAAACTCCACGTTTATCGTCTCCGTCTCCATCAAAGATTTCTTTCAACTCAGTAATGATACGATCACCCGTCTTTAGTGTGACGATTGATACTGCCATAGTGCTAAGAGTTTCATTCTAGTTTACCATCAAAAAAGGGGACCGTCAAGTCCCCTTCGATTCTATTTAGAACCATTTCTTCCTCTTCTGTTTTTCTGGTAAATTCTTGACAAGAGTGATAGTAAGAAGACCATCAACAAAATTGACATCTTCAACTTCTACATCATCTGCCATCTGCCAGTTGCGAGAGAATGTTCTATAAGAGATTCCTTTATGTGAA